TGTGTTCAATAGACGTATCTTACCGTCCCAAACTTTGTTTCGAACAGCAGGCATGAACTTAGCACCAGGCACTTCGAATGTGAAGTACTCGCTCATTTCCATCTTGATCCCTGGGTCAGCGTTTACTCTTATGTAAACGTCATCGACCTTTTCAATACTCACATTATCCATTAAGCACCTGTTCTAAACCGCTCCCAGTCTATAATTGATTTGATTTGAAATCCACGATTGTTTATCTGTTTGATAATAGACTCAAGATACTCTACCTTTTGTTCCTGCGCTCCTATCTTCAACGATGACTCGATGATGTCATCATCTGAATCTATGTAAGAAGGAATATCTTGTCGTAGAATTTTGAGTGGTTGTGGTTCCCACCCATACTGCTTCAGTTCACTAATATCTAGTTCGCCTCTGTAGTACTCAGTCTTTAGTCTGTGTAGCTTTTTGTAGTCAGCCTTCATCTTCTTCAGGAGATAGCCTTCTCCCATATAGAATTTGAAGTACTTGTTGTGAAGCTTTGGTATCTCAGAGGACTCTCTAGAGATGTTGATGGTGTCTACTGGACCATCTTTTTCCCATTCTTTAATAATATCATCTATCTTCATTCATATCTCCATAATTAAGTACGTGTATAACTATACTAGTCTACACGAAGTTCATCAAAAAGTCAACCTTAAACGTCTATTGTATAGCTACTATATTTAAATGTAACGTCAAACGTAGGTGGTACAACATCTGAATCTGAAGTATTTAGCTGTATTGGACCAACGGTAATTGGAAAACAATCTGTGAACGATAACTTGATATTCGCATTTTTGTTACTGTTCATTATTAGTAGTGAAGCATCTGACATAGCACCGCCACCATCTGTATTAGTTCTATTTGAATCTCCTACTTGAGGAGCACCAAGTCCACTATATCCTGTAAAGCCTTCTGATCTAGTTACAGCAGTAAGCCAGTTCCAGCACTCACGAAAAGATGTCAAGTTCTCATCTGCAACTACTGTGATATTCAGGTCATCAAAGATTAGTTTATCGCCTGGTGTGTATATGTTCTTAAACGGAGTCGATCTTTCAGCATAGCCAGAACCAATGCCAGGCAAGTTGATTTGCTGAACGTAAAACTCTGTATTAGGCAGCCTCGCAAAGACTAGCTTAAACTCTACTGGCGATAAGAAATTTGATGTTGACATGATATCCTCTATCAAAGTTGTATAGTACTATTTATATAGCGTATGGTAGACGATAGCGAACTTTAGTGGGTCGCCTCTATTAAGTATCACGCCCCATAATACTCTGCCATACTGTTATATTTATACAGACAAAAAAAAGAGGCTCCGAAGAGCCTCTTAAAGTCAGTTGGGTTATTTCTAATCTTCCCGATCAGAGTCCCAATCTTATTTTTATAGCAAGTTAGAAACTGCTGTACGTCTGTAGTAAACGTTAGAGTTGGCAGAAAGTGCGCCAGATCCAACAGTTGCACCTTGTGCGAATGGGTTAGAAACCATTCCGTAACGAGTTTTGAAGCCCAGTTTTGACTGGAAGCTGTTCTCGCCAACTGCACGAACCATTTGTAACGGTACATATGGGCAATAGAAAAGACCAGCATCAAATGCGCTAGAACCTTTATAACCTACTACCATGTAGTTTGCACCGGCATATGGATCGATGTACACTCTAAAGCGACCGTTAAGAACACCAGCAAATGTGTTGCCTGTGTCATCTGGGTTCAAGTTGTTAGAGTTAAGTGCTGGAGTGTAATCAAGAACACCAGCCATTTGAAGTGCAGAAGCAACATCAGATGAACATACGATCATGTTACCTTTTCCTCTACGAGTGTCTTTAGCGATTTGATTCGCTTCTTTCTCGATTTGGAACATCAAGCCTTTGAACTTCTCTACTGACCAACGGCCATTAGCATCAACGTCTAAGTTGAAAGTACCGTTCACAGCTACTCCACCTTGAGAACCAGCAACAGCGTTTGAATACACTGTACGAATTACTTCACGGTTAATTTCAGCAAGCAACTCAGCAGACAACATGTTAGCAAGCTCAGTCTCAGCATCCAAACCATGGATAGCTTTAAGGTCTTGAGCAAGTTCAGTTGTGTACTCAGCTTTCAAAGCACGTGACTTAGCAGTTACAGATACTTTTTCGATTGAGAAAGACATCTGAGCGAACTCATCACCTGCTCCATCACCCAAAGCTTCTGCATCAGCAGTAGCAAGGCCAGTACCAGTTGTTTCTGATCCTGCACCCAATGCGTTAGCATGAGTACCAGCACCGGAGTAATCGGTATCTGCTTCGCCGTAGAAGGCTTCTGGCTTACCAGATGTGTCTTCGTACTTAGAACGCATAGCGAAGATCAAGCCAGTTGGGCCAGTCATCGGCTGTACGCCTGCGATATCATATGCAACCAAGTTAGGCATTGCACGGCGTACTAGTGAGATCAGTACGGGATCATATTTAGCCATATCAGCAGTAGAGTTAGCTGGTGCGGCTTCTGAAAGCAAAGATCCAGTGCCAAGGCTTTCACCTTCACGCATTGATTCTTCAGTGTTCTCCAAAAGAGTTGCCGTTACGGCCGCTCTGTGAGAATCTTGGATGCCGGGCAGAGCGCCATGCTCTAGAATCGGCTTCCACTTTTGCATTAGTTCTTCATTTCTCATTGTGGTTCTCCTTTTTTGAGATTTTACTTAGTATTATTTATATAAAATTTATTTTGCGGCAAAGCGGCCAAGCGATTCCGCATAACGAGCCATCGACGGATCAATAACAGGTTTTGCTTCTTCCGCAGTCTCTTCTTGTAGAAGATCGGTTTCATCTTCCTGCACAGGAGTTGGAGCTTGTTCAGCAAAGTAAGAAGTTTTAATAGCTTCCATCTTTGATGTAAACTCATCTACTGATTCGTAAGACACGCCTTCTGAGAGAACACGCAATTTTTCGACTTGTGTGTCTGTTAAATCCTCAGAAACAGTTTTGAATGCGATAGCAATATCAGCCTTTTCTTTCGCTTCACGAACTTCAATCATTTGCTCAACAATGTCGTTGTACTTAGAAGTAGACTCTTCGAGTTTAGCTTCCAAATCTGCAACTACATCGATTTGCTCATCATCGATTTCCATGTTATGCTCAATAACAAGACCTTTGATACTTGTCAATAGTGACTCAGCGACTTCAACTTTAATGTTGGACTCGACTGAAACCTTGTTGTCTTCCATCCAGCTTTCTACTACGTAGTCTAGATATTGGTCAACTTTTTCTACTAACTCGTCTACAGATGCTTCAACTTGCTCCTGCAGATCACTTTCAAACTTTTCTTCAAGTGTCGCTCTTTCAGCAACAACTTTTTCTTGTACAGCCGCTTCAAAAATAGCTACTGTTTGTGTTTTAAAATCTTCAGACAATTCGGTGCCTTCAAATAGACGCTCGACTGCTTCTTTCAGTCCTTCGTCATTTGAGCCCTGTGGTGTTTTAACATCATCTTCGATGTTATCTGCTTTTGGGTCAGCTGCCTTTTTAACATCGCCTTTACGCTTTTTTACAGCGCCACCAGCGGGTGTTACAGGATCAGCCGCAACAGAATCTTCACCAGTTGCTTTGGCTTCGTCCAAGTCTAGATTTTTCTCTAGTTCTTCACTCATTTGGTTTCTCCTTTAATAGTAGGTGTTTATCTATTATATTTATAAAAATCATGTTTTTGACAATGAACTTACAAATTTTTCGAAAAGAGCGGCTGCCTTGATCTCTAGTTCCCTAGTAGATACTTTAGCAGTCTCTTTGATTTCCTCTTCAATCTGATCAAATGCATTTGCCATTGTCCACGAAGAAGATGCTACGTCATAGACCCAGTCAACGCCTTCCATAACACCCTTAACGAATGCATCTGGAGCTGATGGATCTGCAACGATATCTCCGGCAGTTGCTAACATAAAGTCGCCCTGCACTTCCATAACGCCGTCTTTGTTTTGCTTAATTGAACCCATGCCACGTGATGAGATACCAAGGTTTGCACCTTCATCGATAAGACTTTTTACAATCTTACCCATTGGAGTATCCATAACTTTGGCACGACCGATGATGTTCGATCCGTCCTGTTTAAGTTCTGTAAACATATGCGACACACGATCTAGATTGATTGTAGGTCCAGCTGGATGACCCAACTCGCCATATGCACGTTTTGCTTCAACGTAATTTTTATTGTATCTGGTCATCTCTTTGATAAGAGTTGATGCTGGATACATACGCCCATTTCTATTTTTAATGTCACCTTGCATGATAACACCTTCAATGAAATAGTTTTTGCCTGTTTTCTCGCCTTCTTCGTTAAGAATGTCTTCCGAGATATATTGTACGTCTTCAACGATTTCTTTAATTAGTAATGACATGTCTATTTACCTGCCGTCATTGCGAATTGAACGATCTGCATAAACTTCTTACTGTCATCTAGCATGCCTTCAATCTTCTTTTTATTTGATCCATTCAGTTGCTTATGCATAGATAAGATCATCGATGCTGTTGTTAAGTCAACCTTCTGCTTCTTTCCGTCTTTAAACTTGATCTGTCCGATAGACTTCTTTTTGACAATAGTTGCCAAATCTGCGAGGACGCCTTCGACAATTACTTCTTCAGCTTCAGTCTCTTCATAGACTTGCTTATCTTGACCCTCTTCACGATCCGCCTCACGCTTCTTTTTCTTCTTGCCTTTAATTTCACCTGAGAACTGGTCATCAGGTGCGACAGGATGATCACGCTTGTCAACGATATGTTTGTCTAAAAAATTCTGCTCGTCTGGAGACTTTGGTTTGTCTGTAGTCTCAGCAAGCATTTCCTTAAAGCTTTTCATTGTTGCCCCTTACTCTTCGTTTGTTTCTGCTTCTACGTCATCGACAGCTTCAGTCTCTTCAACTTCTACTTCGCTTGCGCCAAACATATCAGCATATTTTGTTTCGATAGCAGATGTCATTTTGTCTGCCATAATATCATCGAACTTAGATTCAAACCCAGTTGCATCTTTTTCGATTGCATGTCTAATCAATTCTTTCACGCTCATTACTATCTCCTTCTTTTATATAACTTATTTATATTCTTTTACAACTAGTCTATTGGATCTTATGTTCTGCGCCAAAATCCATATTTGAATCAGAATCTTCGCCATCTTCAGATGCTTTTTCTTCATCTTCGATGTCTTGACCCATTTTTTCAATTTCGTCTTCATTCATATATAGTACATTCTTACGTACCCAATTTGTTGAGTAGTATTTACCTGTATACTCATCAATATCTCTCAGAAGACCTAGTCGCTCTCTCAAAATCTCACTTGTTTTCAATTCTTCAAAGTGGTTATCACTCATGAAGTCATATCGGAGATTAGATTGAATTTTATTCCAATCTTCAGGAGCAATAACTCCTTTCAAAATTAACTGCTTCTCTAGTAACTTGTCGAATAATGTAGAGAATCTTGCTCTCAATCTTCCGATAAATTTACTAAACTTGATCTCATCTCTAGATATTTCTGATGCTCTGCCTAATGAAAAGCCTGCGTCAGATTCCATTCTTGAGATAGGAACGTTCAATGATTTATATAGACGTTTCTGAAAGTACAAAACGTCATCAAGTTCGCCCAAATTCTGACCGCCTGGTAAAGTTGTGATCTCTGTCCCTCTACCGCCTTCACGTCTTGGTAACCAAAAATCATCAGTCATAGACATATGCCTACGATCATCTTTAACATCGCCTGTTGCCATATCATATACGACACGATTTTTATGTTTAGTCATCATATCACGTAGATATTGTTCTGCCTTCATCTTAGGCAAATTACCTACGTCAATATAAAAGATACGTCTTTCAGGCGCTCTTGAAATTCTGTAAATAACAACTGCATCTTCCATCATTCGCAGTTGGTTTAAAGGCTTGTAAGCCTTATGTAAATGTGATAATACTAACGTACTGTTCTCATTAACTAGACCGGAGTTAGCAGAAACGATTGAATCTTTTGCAATCTTAAGTCCTGCCATTCCACCTTGAGTACTGCCGTCAGCGAAACTTTGTGGCTTACTGCCACTGATATTATTGAATCCTTTTTCGCTAAAAATGAAGTATTCATTTTTAATCTTCTTC